GCCTGCGTAAGCAACGTCATCGGGTTGAAGTTCTTCACCGCCTCGTAGATGGTCTTCGCCTGCCGGATCATGGTCCCGGCCTGGCGCGCATAGCCAACCACTTGCTGAGCCGAGGACAGTACCGGGGCGAGCTTTGAGATCAATGCCGGGGTCGCCATCTTCGTCGCAGCCGTGGACTGCACCGCCGAATCAATCAGGCCAGGCTTGACCAGCTTGGGCGTGAATGGCCCTGCATATTCGCGCAGCGTGACCTGGACATTCGACGAATAAAGCCGACCGTCAGCCGAGGTCCGACGAGGTGTGTTGCTGATGTCAGTGATCACAAAGGCACCGACATATTCGCCACTACCAAGCACAAACGCCAATGGCTCGTGCTTGCTCTTCGCCTCACGGAGGGTGCGCAGACGCAGTTCAGGGTCACCCAGCCACGGGTGCAGCTGCATGCTGAAGATGAGTTCGTCGAGGCCGTCGCCGACCCACTCCAGCAGCGGTTTGCTCTGGATCAGCGAATGCTCAGCCCAATCGGCAGTGCTGCGCTGTTCCATGCCGGTGATGCCGCTGGCCACCTCGAATTCGATCTTTCCCAATACGGCAAACATCAGGCGCGTCCCCCAGCTGGCGGGCCGTAGCTTCGGCGACCCTGGTCATGCTGGAAGCGCTCCATGTACCTGACGAACTCGGCATAGCTGGCGCTCAACGCCTGGGTGACTTGATTGCCAACGCCGTCACCACCCGGCACGTTGATGACTGGTGCATAGGTCACTTGCATAGGCTGCGCAGTAGCTGCGCCACCCATGGCAGCAGCGCCTGCAGATCCGTCAGTACCGGCCATGTTGGCGCTAGTGAGCGCCGCCAGATTCGGAAGGCGCATTGGGACGCCTGTCTGGTCGGCCATGCCCAGTGCCGCCTGGCGAACGAGGCCAGTCTGCGAGGCGATGCCGATCGCGGCACCCTCGCTGATGTTGGCACCGTAGCCCATGAAAACGCGGCTCGGCGATTGGATGCCGAGTGTCTCGGTGAACCAGCCCTTAATCGAAGTGCCGATTCCAACAACGGTCTCCTTGGCGCTTTCGAGTCGGGCACTGATACCACTGACCAGACCGCTGATGATGTTGCCGCCGAACTCACTGAACTTGCTTGGCAACTCGACCCCGAAGTAGCTCATGACCCCGGCGAAGGCCCGATAAAACAGGCCCACCGGGGAGAAGTTGACGATCAGGCCGACGATCCCTGCGAGACCACCGCTAAAGCCGGCCCTGATCTCACTCCACAATCCGCTGAAAAAGCCCTTGATCGGCTCCCAGTAGCGGTAGATCAGGTACGCCCCGAGGGCAATGGCAGTGATGGCCAAGCCGATGGGATTCATCAACAGTGCGCGACCAAGCCAAAGGACGGCCTGACCCGCAAGCTTCAGGCCGAACAGCAATGTTCCGCCCAGGATCTTGCCCAGGAACAACCCGCCCCGAGCAGCCATCATGAGTGGCGCACCGAACGCCATGGCGATACCGCGCAGGAATATGCCGCTGTATTTGAGAGTGGTGAGCAGGCCGCCGCCCAGCATCTTCAGGCCGGCGATTGCCGGGGCAAACCGGCCCATCTGCCAGGCGGCGCGCAGCAGCGTCCATTTGGCCGACATCGACTTCATGGTGGTCATGATCGATACAAACGGCGACATCACCAGGTTGGCGCCGTAGGCGACACCGATGAATGCTAACTTGCTGGCCAGCAGACCTGCGACCAGGCCGACCACACCCTTCACCAGGGCCGGGTTTTCGCCAGCCCAGGTGGAAAACGCCCGTACTACTGGGATGACGGCCGTGGTCACATCTACCAACGCAGGCAGAAGGACACTCCCGACAGAGATACCAAGTTCGGAAAGATTGATCGTCAGAGCTTTTAGCTGCTCCTTCGGGCTTTCCATCCGTTTTTTCCAGTCTTGATCTAGAACACCCTGATCAGCGGCTGCGGCACTGCCTTTCTGAATGTCTGCGCCTTCGCTTCGGTTTGCGATAGCTGGGCGAATGAAGGCCAACACCTGCTGATCCGCGAACAGTTCACCCAACTTGTAAGATTCATTCAACCGGGCTAATGCCGTCTCACGCTCCTTATCATCCTTGAGAGCCATCACTTTCTGAAACTCGGCCGCTGCCTTTGGCCCCTTCGTGCCCATGTATTGGGTGATGATGTCGAGCATGGCCTGCATCGGCGTCATCCCCTTGCCGACCATGTTTTTCATAGCGTCTTGTAGGTCAATACCTGCGTCTTTGAATGACTTCAAAGTGTCTTTCGCAGTGATCTTCGATAGAAAGTTTTTGAAGTTGTTGGCTGCTTCGTCGTTGCTGCCCGCACCTTTACGGGCAATCTGCAACGACGCACCAATCTCGGCAACTGCCCGCTCACCGGTTATCCCAAGGGCGGCAAATTGAGGAGTCAATTGAGGCAACCATTTGGCCATGTCCGCCAACTCAAACTGGCCCCGCTTACCGGCATAGGCGAGCATGTTCATCGAGCGCTCAAGCCCGGCCGCGCCAATGCCCAAGTTGTCGTTCAGCGCGATGGCCACCTTCCCCAGATCATCCATGTTCGCCCGCGTAGCGGTTGCGGTTTTTGCCATCACCGGTGCATATGCGGACAGCTCTTTAGCGCTGGAGATGCCGCCTGCGATCAATACCTGAGTACCCTTGGCAACCTCGGTCTGCGCCTGATTCCACTTCAGCGCTGCACCGCGCATGACGTTGCTGATTCCCTCTTCCTCGGCAGCATTAAAGCCGCCCGTGATGGCGATGTCGTTGGTCTGATCCTTGAAGTCGATAGCCGTACGCATGGCCTGAACGACAGGTGCTCCTACCACGGCCGCCGTCCCAATGGTCTCCATCGCTTGACCGCGCAACTCACCACGCTTGTTTTTCAGGGTTTCGCCACGTGCAATACTGGTGTTGAGCTGCTCCTGCTTGGCCTTCAATTGATCAATGGTGCGGCCAACCTGGGTGTACTGATTGCGCAGACGCTCAATGCCAGTACCGCCGCGCGCGAGGGACGCGGCCAGCTCCGTACCGATGAGTTTTTGCCGAGCCGTTAGACCGTCTGTAGCTCGTCCGAGCTGCTGGACGGTGGAGCGTGCAGACCCGAACGCGGACTGCAAGGTGCCCGAAACCGCAGCACCAATCCGTAGCCCGACAAGAACTTCATTCGCCATATTCGTTACGCCTGGAGCCTGACCTTATGCCAGCCGAGCCAACGGCCCGGCTCCTACGATGGCACTCATTGCGAGCGCATCTTTTCTGCAGCTTCGATGCGTCGGTCGATCTCCCGACTGCACGCATCAACCCAGCGCAGATACTCCGGCATCTCCAGATTCGCTATCTCCGAGGGCTGCATCTTGAGCACCATCAACAGTGCCTCGTCCCAGGAGTGCAGCCAGGTCTCGTCCATCAGCCATGCCCCGAAACACCTCGGTAACGGTTTTGGAGTCAGCGATATCCAGATCGTTAAGATCCTCGATGGTCATACCGGTCATTTTTGCGAGGAGGAAGTCCTCAATCACGCCCTCGTCCTTGCTGTAGTCCTGGGCCTTACCGATGTCCTTGCGCTTGAGGCGAGTGATAGGCAGTGAAGTTAGGTAGGCGCCCGCTGCGGTCGTGAAGGGGAATTTGAGTGGAATACTGAGGGTTGCGGCCATTGCGATTGCTCCAGGTGATGTGGGACTGCTCTGAAAGAATCCAGAGGTTCGCACCTGGCGGCCGATCCGACTTTTAATCGGCTTTAAAGAAGAAGCCCCGCACGATGGCGGGGCTTCGGGGTGCATCCATGCTGCCCATCCATGGGCTCGTGTCAGATCAGGCGCATCCCGCGCAACCGCTAAGCCCGGCCGATATTCTTCCTGTATGTCGCCAGCTGATCCTCACCATTCACCTTGAAGATGTTTGACATGTAGTCCAGCAGAAGCACTTCATCACCATCGAGGACCTGTCGCACATAGGTGGCCGAGAACGGCGACTCGTACTTCGCTGCATCGCGAGGCTTGTGGCTGCCCAGTTTGTACTCCTTGAAGGTGATGGTCATCATCGTGACCAGCGGAACTTCCTTCACCAGGCCAGTGCTGTCGAACACCTGCACGTTCGACCGGCACTGCAACGCAACGCTTTTGAAAGGCGTTGCAAGCTTGGTGGCCGCCTCGCCGTACATGCTGTTCCAGTTGATCTTGCCCTCGATCTTGTCGAAGCCATCGGGCAACTCGATCAAGCCGATCATGCCCAGGCCCTGGAAGTCGGACACCACAGCCTTTACTGAGCCAAGGTCAATCTCTTCGGCCTTACCGAAGAAGTCGGCTCCGTCCAGGTAGATGTTGGCGTTTGAAATGCGGTGCGCGGCGAAGGCCATTATGGTGCTCCCAGGTTGACCAGGTATTCGCTGGTGATTTCGGTTTCAAATGTGCCTCGCTCAAGCGGCAGAGGCACGGTCAGCTTGTAACTGAACAGCGCATGACCAAGCTGCAGCTCTGTCTGAGGGTTGCGGGCGGGGTCATACCAGCACTCCCCACCGATCAACGCTTCATCACCAATCAACTTGCGAAACAGCAGATTGACGCTTTCGGTGATGCTGTCGATCAGGCTATCGGTGATCGGCATGTCCACGAACTGCAGCGAGCTGTAGCGGATCGATTCGTCAATGATGTCCTTGGTGCGACGAACGTTTTCGAAGTTGCGCATCTCCGTCACGGTCGGCCAGGCGGCAGTGCGGTTGCCCCACAATCGCAGTCCGGTACCGAATGAATTGAAGACGGTGGTGATGCCGTTTTCGTTGAGCAAATTGACTTCACTGCTCGCGTCGTCAACTCGGGCGGTCAAAGGCCGCTCCAGCCCGATTACGCCAATCAGCTCCTGATTGGAGCTGCTCCACCAGTAGCCCTTGTCGTTGTCGATCTTCGCCCGAAGAGCGGCAGCACGGATCGACAGGGGTTCCAGGCGCTCACCGCTGGTGGCGGTATCGAGCACTTTCACGTGGGGATAGCACAAACGCACCCGATCACTGCTGGTGTTGAAGTTGATCGCGCCTGCAGGTCCGCGACCAGCAATGCACTGCTGCACAGTGGTGCCGATCGGCGCATCGATGTAAGCGACCCCGCCGACTTGAGTGGCGGCCGCAATCAGCTCGACGCTGACCGTGTTGAGCTGACTGAACCCTGGAGCAATGAAGATCTTCGCGAAGAAGCCCAGGGTGTTGTAGCTGTCCTGGAACGCTTTGAGCCCGCTTCGCTGACCTGCAACGTTGATCGCACCGACGATATCGGCGGGCGTGACTTTGCTCGGGTCGGCATGGGTGTAGTCGGCAAGGACCGATCCGTTGATCGGGATAGCGCCAGCGGCCAGCCGTGTGACCTTACCGGCCAGCATGTCGACGGTGTAATCGACACCGACCTGATAGGCCACGCCCTCGGCAGACGGCTTGAGTGTCAATGCCTGTAGTGCGCCGTGACCCAGCCTCAGCAGTTCGTTATCACCGAAGGAGCGGGCCTGACCCTCAACATTGGAGCGGTGGACCAGCGGATCAAGGACGTTCACCACCAGGACAGTGCCAGCACCGAAGTCGTAGATGCCCGACAACGCCTTGGGAATGCTGAAGCCGTCCAGGTCATCAGGGCCAAACTGAGCACCGTCGATCTCATTCAGCGACAGCGTGACCGTATTCACCGCCCCGACCGGAGCGGTACCGAGCAAGGCAATGACCGCCGACTTAACAATGCGGATGGGTCTTGCCCCTCGGGATATCTCAAGGGTCTCAATACCGTGCAAATAGTTAGCAGCCATCAGGCTTTTGCTCCTTTCTTGGCTTGCGCAGCGGGCGTATCAACCACAGCGCTTTCGGCGACATCGTCTGGAAGTAACTCCAGATGTTTGAGGGCGAGCAGTACCTGAACATATTCATGGTCGTCTGGTAGCTCGACAGGTTTGCCAGGCATCAGCTGCACTTCGAGCAGCTCGGCAGGCTTGCCGGACTCCGCAACAAAACGAAGCGTCGCCGCGCTCTGCGGGCCTTTGTACAAATAGCGGGTCAGTTTCACGGGAGATCCTCGAAACGGGACTGAGTCAGGGGATACCCGGTTTCGGGTTCCATGATTTGCAACTGGGTTGCACGGGTGGAAATGTCGAGGGCGTACTGCCAGATACCCTGTGTCTGGCCGATGAACGCTTCCGCGAGCGGTCGACAGGCCACATCACAGTGCGGCGCCTTCCAACCAGCCAGCGCACCTCTGGCACGGTCGAGGTAACTGATTACCCCATCCTTGCCATTCAGCTGGCGGAACACGAAGGTCAGACGCAACACGATCTTGCGTGTCTGGAACATGGCATCGGTGGACTCGGAGTCATCGAAGGACGATTTGCCGAAGGCCACCAGGACAGCGCCACGAGGGTGATTCAGCCGGTATTGAGCCGAATTTTCGGGAAACAACTCGATCATCAGCTCCTGATCGAAGTGCGCTTTCAAGCGCTCTATGATGGCCAGCATCAGTTGCTCGGTCTGGGTCTTCGGTTGAATCAGCGGCTGGCTCATCAGTAGCCCTTCCAGAGATCGTCGCCAAACTGCTGGCGACGGGAGCGGACCCGGATCTCGCCGGGCTCAGGAGCGGCCTTGCCAGACGGCATGCCGAGGGTAACGACGCCGTCGCGGATGCTTTCCAGTAGCTTGATGGTGTCCTTGCGACTGTCCTTGACCGGATCCGGCAATGAGCCTTCAGGCCGACGCTGATACAACCAGTGCCGTGCCAGGTAGACCACGGCATCGCGCAGCACCGTGGGCACCGGGTCGAGCGGCAATGTGTAGCGCCCGCGCAGATAACCGTCGACCAGCTCCTCGGCCTGGCGCACGCCGTCCTCGATCACTGACTCGTTCGGCTGCATGGCCGAGGGGTCATCGTTGGAGAGCTGAATCAGCGTCAGCTCAGGGATGGCATTGCCGATATCGGCGCGGGTGCAGTAGCGCATGGCTTAGAACGACAGTTCGACGAGGGCTTCAGGGAACAAGCACATCGCCAGCGGGTTGGCCTGGGCTTCCACGTCCCAGCCCTTGCCCAGCTTGCGTTCTTCAGCCTTGCTATAGAACGGCAAGCCGACCGAGTTGACGGTCTCGTTGTAGTTGGCCGGGGCGTTAAACATCTTGAAAATGCCTTTGCCCACCGGGAATACCTGGGCAACGTTGGACGGGATATAGCGCTGGCCGCTGACCGTCACGTCGTACTCGATGAACTCAATGCCGCCGAAGGTGAAGCCCGAACGTAGATCGCCGCCGATCTTGTCTTGCGCTTCCTGGTAACCCGCAAAGGCTGCCTTGACCTTTTCATGATCGGTGAAAGCATCGAACCAGTCAGGGCCGCAGAACGAGCGAAAGCCCGTGACCATGACGCCGCCGAGTTTCGATTCGGCGTAGCGCTTGGCATCCAGACAGGCCTTGCGCACGTTGGTCGATGCCGTGCCCAGGGCGACGGTGACCTTTTTCTGCGTAACACCGAACTCACTGAACAAGTCGACAATGACTGCGCCGTCCGCATCCAGCAGCTTGCCGCGCAATGCGCCGACACGCTGGAATTCACGCGTGGATTCGATGCTGTTCTTCAGCTCCTGCAGGTGGTCGTTGATCACTGTGGCCACAGGCGTTGAAGCCGTTTCCTGACCGAAGGACGCAATGCCCTGCAGTTGGCTTGGCAGCAGCGGGCGACCCAGTGGCAGGTGCAACGTTTCGAAGATGCGGCGGGCGCGCTTGCCTCCTTTTACGGCTGCCGGATCGGCGTCACGCGAGGTGTTCGGGACCAGCACCAGGCGACCTTCGTATTCGTCGATGGCCACCGCCGTGGTGGTGACACCTTTTTCTTCGAAGATGCCCATCGCGCCGACTTTGCTGGGGATGACGGGCAGCTTGTTGATGGACGCGCTAAGACTGGCAACGGTGAAGAGGTCTTGAAGATTCATGTAAAGCTCCTATCAGAGCGCCGCACGAGCGACGATGCCCAGGGCGTTCAGTTCGCCCAGGGCGATGGTTTTTTCCGCATCGGTGATACCTGCGGGCCACAGCAACTCCGCCGAGTCCACGACAGCGCCACGGGCAATGACAACGCCAGGTGCGTCGGCGCCTGTGGCATCAACAGCTTCACCGAGAACCGCGACGGCTTTTTCAGCTGCGCCAACGGCAACTGGATCGAGGGCTTGGTATTTGCC